CAATCAGATCCTTCTGATTTATATGTTTGTCATGAATGCGGATTTGATAATAGTAATAATTATAATAATGATTTAAAAGAAGGTTTAGAAGATACATCTTGGACAAATGATAAGGATCAAACAATAACACTACAACAACTTTTAGGTGCTATAAAAGATTACCCTGTTATACAGGCACCAATTGAAAAAGTTGAAAAAATAATCATTAAAAAAGATACTGGTGGTATAGAATCAGGTAGATTAAGTGCCGCTGATGTAAAATATCCTATTATTATTGTTATAGATGATAATAAAAATTATAAGTATGTTCTAGACGGTAATCACAGAGCTAATAAAGCAATAGATACTGGTTTAAAATCTATTCCTGCTAAATTAGTAAACATTAAAAAATTACCACAAGAATTTCAAGATGTTCTGAATGAATCAGAATCATTACATAAATGGTTTTCAAGACAAGGCGGGAAAGGAAAATCTAGAGGATGGGTTGATTGCAATACATGCAAAGAAGATCCTAAAACTGGTAGAAAGAAATGCAAGCCTTGCGGAAGACAAAAAGGAGAAGATAGAGCCAAATACCCTGCCTGCCGTCCAACTCCTTCACAATGTTCAAGAAAAGGTAAGGGTAAGACTTGGGGTAAAACAAAATGATAAAATTAATTGATTTATTAAACGAAGTATTATTATCTGAAGGAGATAATGCCGGTAAAGTTATTTTTGATGGGAATAAAGCATTTGTAGGGGTTACTCATGATTCACCTCCTAAAATGTCGCCAGAGCTACTTAAGAAAGTTAAAGCTATCGGAGATACTAAAGGATACTGGTTCGAAGGTAATGGAGCAGATAAAGCAGCAATAAAACAAGTATTTGGCGATATTGACTTTGAAGGAAGCTGGGATGAAAAAATTACTCCGGCTGAACCTTACAAATATGTATATACTTTATTTGGTAATGTAACAAAGAATAAAAGAATAAATCAAGTTTTTAATGGTCAAGGAACAACAATATATGAAAAAATACTATCTACTTATAAAAACTGGGCTCATGAAGTAATAAAAAATCAAGACGGAGAAACTTTAGTAGATGAATTTTTAAAAAGATTAGGTGGTACTGCTTTAGAAGATGTAAAACAAGAAGGAACAAAAGAAAATATTCAAAATTTTTTAACATCTATAGAAAACGATATGTGGAAAGGATGGCCTAAAGGCTCAGGTCCTGCATTTAAAATGGCTAAAATAGCAGTTTACGAAAGAGATAACTGGTTAATTAATAATGCTCCAGATGGGGTTTATTTTACCGGAGAAGGACATCTTGATTCTTTAAAAGATATAAATAAAAAATACTCAATAATTAAATAATGATCAAATTAATAAACCTTCTGACAGAAGTATCTAAAGAAAAAACTCAAGGTTTAAATAAAACAAACATTGAGCAAAAACAAGATATAAAATTTAAAGTACCAAAATTAAATTATTCATATACTTCTATGCAACCTTATATAGATAAGGAAACAATGGAGGAACATTTTGATAAACATTTTAAAGGTTATACTGATAAACTTAATGCTGAATTAGATGAAAAATCTATCAGAGTAAATGCTGAAGATCAAACCCAGGCCATTCAAATAATATTAGGTAAATATCCCAAAAATAATATCATTAGAAATAATGGTGGTGGCTTTTATAATCACGTCTTGTATTTTGAAAACCTTACACCCGACTATAAGGCACCTTCAACTAAATTTAAAAAAATGTTAGAGGAAAACTTTAACTCATTTTCTGAATTTAAAGAACAATTTAAAGAAGCTGGTTTAAAACAATTTGGTTCAGGCTGGGTATTTTTAATTAAAAAAGGAAATAAATTAGTTATAGAATCTTATCCTAATCAAGATAATCCATATTTAGATAAAGACTTTAAAGGTAAAATCCTAATTGCGATGGACGTTTGGGAACATGCTTATTATTTAAAACATAAATCCCAAAGAGGAAGTTATATTAATGATTTTTTTAGAGTAATAGATTATAAAGTAGCAGAAGAAAGATTAGAAATATTAGATGTATAATTTATAGAAAAAATGAAATTAAATGCAGATATTCCTAGTTTTAAAGCACTAGTCCGGAAATCATATTTTACTAAAAATACTAAAGATTCAAACGAGTACTATAACGTATATGTTTTCGGGCTTCAATCCTGCGCCGGAGTTATATTAACATTTCATGTTATGACTGATAATGGAATGGTTCGCTCTAGAGTTCCACTATCAGAAATTTATACAAAAGTACCAACTAAGGATATACCATTTAACTATAAACAACTTTGGGATTGTTTTAGTGAAAATGTAACTGTTACAGCATATGATTTTTTAGAATTTCATAGAGCACAGGTTGTTTTAAGAGACGGTAATAAAGTATGGGGTACATATTTATTTACAGTAGATTGGTTTAATAATCCATACAGTAATGAACCATCAGATTATAAATGTGGACATATATTTAAGGCAGATGATGGATACTTAATGTGTCAACCAAATAATAGATTATTTTGGAAAGATTCAAATTGGGTAACTAAAAAATTACCTGAAGATCTTAAACAATTTAAAGTAGATACTGAATTACCATCGGTTGAAAATCAGTCAGATAGATGGGTGACTGAAGATGGAGATTCATTTTATTATGATATGAACGAAATAAAAAATGATAAAGTTAATTGATCTATTAAACGAAGTATCACAGGGACTTATAGGACCTTTCTATCATGAAACTGATAAGGAAAATATAGAAGGTATTCTTAAGAACGGATTAAACGTTGCTAAAGGAAGTAATAGCTATGATATATTATCATTAGCACCTGCAGCTCCTTCAGGATTATACGGTGATACAGTAGTGCAGGTATACTTAGATCCATCCCAGTTTAAAAAAGCAGTAAAAGATACATATAATACAATGCTGGGCATGGGTATGGATTTAGTTGATAAAAGAGATATTGAATTAGCAGAAAAATTAATCGATAATAGTATAACTAACGAAGAGTATAAAGAGTTAGTTAACAGGGCTTTAAATAATGAAGGATTTTTCTCAGGAGAATTAACAGTTAGGGAACCTATTCCTGCATCACAAATTAAAACCGAACTATCAGAAGAATCTAAAGGTCTTTGGTATTATATTAATAGAAAGAAAAAATTAGGTTTAAAATCTACTCCTAAAAACTCTAAAGCATATAAAGCAGCTGTAAAAGCAGGTAAAGAATTATCTAATGAAGGTATACATGATCCTGTTCAGCCGGGTATTTTAAAAAAAAGATTAGGTAAATTATCTTGTACTAGAGTTAAAGCCGAGAAAGCAAAACTAAAAGATAAAGGAACCCATTACGCAAAAGCTTTACAGAGATACTTAAATTACCATTGTAATGATTAAGTTAATCGATATATTAAAAGAATTATATCCTCTCTATAAAGCCAATATGGTGAGTAAAGTAAGATATAAAGCTTCAGATACTTTTACTAATGATACCAAGCTCGCAACTAAAAAAGGATATTTAGAAAATATTACATCAGGTAAGGCAGCACCATACGGTTCAGGTTATAAGAAAATAAAAAATAAATGAATCCTTATAAAGATTTAGAGGTTACAGATTTATACATTATAAGAGAATTTTCAGAAAACATTGATCCAATAGAATTACTTTGGCATCGTGATAATGAAGATAGAATAGTTGAAATACAAGGTAAAACTGATTGGAAATTTCAATTAGAAGATAAGTTGCCTACTTCTATTAATAAACCGATATTTATACCAAGAGGAATGTACCATAGGTTAATTAAAGGTACAGGCAATCTAATACTAAAAATTCATAAAAAATGAAAAAATTAATAAACGAAGCATTTAGATTACAGCAAATAGCAGGAATCGAACCTATTAATAATATATTAGAAGGAAATCATGTATTAGGTCAACCATCAGACGATCATGAAGCTTCAATGGCAAAAGCTGAATTAAAAAGTCTAATTAAAAACGCAACATCACTACACGATTATATTGAACATCATACTGAATTACCAGGATGGATGTCTGCTTATATCACTCTTGCTTCTGATTATATCAATAGCGTTACCGAGAGTGTAGAGGGATATGAAGAAAAAAGTGAAGTTGAAGTATCTATAATGGAAAAAGATGAAGAATAAGGATATCTTAAAATATCTTATTAAAGAAGAAGTTACTAGGTTTTTAAAAGAACAGGAAGAGTCTGTAAAGATTACTTTTGAAACTAATCCTTTAGAATATATTTTAATTAAGTATCCTTCATTAAAAAAAGCATTAGATCTATTAATGACCAGTGCTTTTAAGGATTATATTACCGGAATTTATATAGTAGCTCCTAAACCAACTACTTTTAAAATAATTTTACATAACGGTCAATATTTCTATCTTACCTACTTAGGAAGAACATATGAATGTCAAGTTTCTGGTAGAAAATATTATTTAATGTCTATTAGTGAAAAAGAAAATGCAATATTAGCAATTGCTAGTTTACTTAAACTAGGCCGTCCAATATCTTCACAGGGTCCTGAAGCAGAAACAGCATCTAATGAAGAACCTCAACCGGTAGAAACTACGCCTTCACAGGCAGAAGAAGAAAAAACTGAATCATAAGTTGTTTAATTGAGATATTATAATTATTATTAGCTACTAAAATGATAAAATTAAGCAAAATATTAAAAGAGGTTATGGAACAGGAAGAACAGAATAATGTTGCTTCTGAAACGGATTATGATAAAGTAATAAAAAATGAGTTAAAAGTTGATCAAATACCTTTAGTAAAAAATAAATATACATTAGGTATTTCCGGGCAAGTTGAATCTCCAGATTCAGAAATATTTAAACAACTATATAAACTATCTCCTCCTAAATCAGATAATGAAATAGGTTCAGCAGGATCAAAAGGTTCCGGTAACGGAGAAATAGCTCTTTATTGGCTATTTAAATATCAAACTCCAAGTATTTCAGCAAAAGATTCACGCGGATCTGATAAGCCGGATTTAACCATAGATGGACACGGGGTTGAAGTTAAATCTGTAGGAAAAACAGATCTACCACTAGGTAGATTTGGAGGTGAAGACTATAAAGAAACATTACTATTACTAAATGATATTTTTAGTCTATATGCTATATCTTCATTAGTAGCTCATAAAAAGAAAAGAATTCCTATATTAAGTAATTTTAACCAAGACGAATTAATAGAAGCTATAAAAAGTGTTATAGAATTACATAATAATAAAAAATTAAAAGAGCTAGGAGATGCATTTCCTGTTATTGGTAATATATATAAAAAAACTCAAATTATTTTTGATAAACTATCATTAGAAGGTACTTTTGATGAAAAAAAAGCTGGCGGAGCTGTATTAAAAATGTTATTAAAAGAAAAACTTAGACGTAAGTTAAGTTTAGATTCTGGAAAACCAGGATACATTGTTAATGTTGGAAGTGATGGTGCTTTAAAATATTATAAAGTTACTTTAGATGATATTGATAAAATTGACGACAGTGATATTATGACTAGTAATAAAGTAACTGCTAAACAATCAGCACTTAATATTAAACCAGAAACTCTTTTTAAATAATAGTTGTAATTTCCAATCTTTTTTCCTATATTTAGACTATAAATAAGAATAATTATGGCTAAAGGACAATCTAATCGCTACAGAACATTTAAAACTCCTGAAGGAGTTCAGGTAAGTATATTCCAACCAACAGGTCAGCAGCCTCAATTCCATTCCTTAGATGGACCTGCTTTAAAATATCCTAAATCAATGAAAAAGCAGGATGAATATTTTATTTACGGCATTCCATATTCTAAAGATAGATGGTTAGAATTAAAGAATGATGCTAAAGTTAAATACGATCCATTTGCTTCAGATAACTTTTAAAGTTATTTCTGTGATATTTATAATAAATTAAATATTATGGCATTCGAATTTAAAAAATTCTTATTAGAGAATAAACTAACCACAGCATCAAAGCTTAAATCTATTATAAATGAAGCTGAAGAAGATACTACGGCAATTTATAATAAATTAAAAGATAGTATAGTTAGTGATGAATTACTTGATCATAATGATCTAAAAGCTAATCCGGATTATCAAAAACTATCTCGTGCTGATCAAAGAAAACTACACTCGATACTAGTTCAGGCAGCAGAAATGCATAGAGAAGGATTAGAACCAGAAGAAGATACTATTCAAGACGAACCTACTGCTAAAGATTTAAAAGCAGGTAGCAAAGGTACAGCAGATTTAGCTAAAAAACAAAATCAATTAGCTGTATTGTTAAAAAGCAAAGATGAAATATTAGACCAGTATAAGAAAGGTCAGATATCGATCGAACAGTATAAACAAAAAATCGGTAATATTCCTCAGCATATTAAAAACCTTACAGCTCAGATCGAAAAAGCAACTATTGCTAATGATCAACTAGATAATCTAGAATTATAAAGGTATTTTAATTTTTATTTATTTAAATAAATGTTATGGAGCAGGATAATCAATCATCCAACCCTACCAGTATAAAAGAAGCAATTAAGCAGGAATTTGTTAAATGTGCAACAGATCCTGCTTATTTTATGCGCAAATACTATATGATCCAGCATCCTAAAAGAGGCAGGATTCAATTTGCGTTATATCCATTCCAGGATAAAGTACTACAGCAATTAAAAAAGAACGATTATACTGTAATAAACAAGTCAAGACAGTTAGGTATATCAACCCTGGCATCAGCTTATTCATTATGGTTAATGCTTTTTCATAGAGATAAAAACGTTCTAGCTATTGCAACCAAGCAGGAAACAGCTAAGAATATTGTAACTAAGATCCGCTTTGCTTATCAGGCATTACCTCAATGGTTAAAGATAAAAACAGTAGAGGATAATAGATTAAGTTTAAGACTTGCTAACGGTTCTCAGGTAAAAGCAGTAGCGGCATCACCGGATGCTGGTCGTTCTGAAGCAGTATCATTATTGATTCTAGATGAGGCGGCCTTTATTGAAAATATTGATACAATCTTTACAGCTGCCCAGCAAACCTTAGCAACCGGAGGTCAATGTATTGCTTTATCTACCCCAAACGGTACAGGTAACTGGTTCCATCAAACCTTTACTAAAGCACAGGCCGGCGAAAATAAATTCGTTCCTTTATCTTTACCTTGGACGGTTCACCCGGAGAGAAACCAGGCATGGAGAGATGAACAGGATATAATCCTAGGTCTAAGAAATGCCGCCCAGGAATGTGATTGTGACTTTAGTACATCAGGACAGACCGTATTAGAACCGGATCAATTAAATTGGATTGAAGAAAATACTATCGAAGATCCAATGGAAAAAAGAGGTATAGATGGTAATTTATGGGTATGGGATCAGGTAGATTATACTAAAACATATGCAGTCATAGCCGATGTTGCCCGAGGAGATGGAGCCGATTATTCAGCTTTCCATGTAATTGATATAGAAGCAGCAACCCAGGTTGCAGAATATAAAGGACATATAGATACTAGGGATTACGGTAACTTATTAGTAGGTATAGCTACTGAATACAATGATGCATTATTAGTAATTGAAAATGCAAATATAGGATGGGATGTAGTTCAGACGGCAATCGAAAGAGGATATAGAAATTTATACTACTCTCCTAGATCGGACATAGCCTTGACTAATGTTGAGATGTATCTTAATAAATTTGACTCCGGAGACGGAATGGTCCCGGGATTTTCTACAAACTTAAGAACAAGACCACTTGTTATTTCGAAAATGATTTCGTATATTAATGAAAGATCTTGCATAATAAGATCTAGAAGATTATTAGAAGAATTAAGAACGTTTATTTGGAAGAACGGTAAAGCCCAGGCAATGTCCTCTTATAATGATGACTTGACAATGGCCTGGGGAATAGGAATGTTCCTAAGAGATACCGCTTTGAAATTTAGACAAACAGGTGAAGATATGGCAAGAGCAGCAATGAATAATATGGGTAAAACAAACTCAGGCTTCCAAATATACTCACCGCAAAATAGTACAAGCAACCCATACTTCCAGCAGAATAATTTTGGAGAGATGGAAGATATAACATGGTTATTAAAATAGTTTATATTTATATTATATGGCAGATCAAAATATTTTCGGTAGATTAAAAAGATTATTCTCTACAGATGTAGTGATAAGAAACGTTGGTGGAAACCAGCTAAAAGTAGTCGATACCGATAGCATACAGCGTAACGGTGTACTACAGACCAACGCGTTAATAGATAGATTTAATAGAGTATACACAACTTCTAATTCGTATTCATATAATTTAAATACTAATCAGAACTACCAAACCATGCGCGTTCAGCTTTACTCTGATTACGAGGCCATGGATACAGACGCTATTATAGCATCAGCTCTTGATATTATATCAGATGAGAGTACGCTAAAGAATGAACAAGGAGAAGTACTACAGATCCGTTCTTCAGATGAAAATATTCAAAAGATACTTTATAATTTATTCTATGATGTTTTAAACATCGAATTCAATTTATGGGCATGGATTAGAAACATGACCAAATTTGGTGATTTCTATCTTAAATTAGAAATAGCTGAAAGAATTGGTATATATAATGTAATTCCTTTTTCTGCTTATACTATTATAAGACAGGAAGGTAGCGATATAAAGAACCCTAATTACGTTCATTTTATATACGATCCTACTGCAGTATCCGGAGGAACATCAGGGTATATGCCTACTTATGCCGGAACGATTGAAGGTAAAAATAGCATTACTTTTGAAAATTATGAAATGGCGCATTTCCGTTTAATAGGAGATGTAAATTACCTACCTTACGGAAGATCTTACTTAGAACCGGGTAGAAAAATATTTAAACAGATGGTGTTGATGGAAGATGCGATGTTAATTCACCGCATAGTAAGAGCACCAGATAAGAGAGCATATTATGTAAACGTAGGAGCTATTCCTCCTAATGAGGTTGAAGGATACATGCAGAGAATGATCTCTAAAATGAAAAAAACACCTTATATCGATCATCAAACCGGTCAATATAACTTAAAATATAATATGCAAAACTTACTTGAGGATTACTTTATCCCGGTAAGAGGTAATGATCAATCAACCCGTATTGAAACTGTACCTGGTTTAAATTATACCGGTATAGAAGATGTTGCTTATTTAAGAGATAAACTTTTTGCAGCATTAAAAGTGCCTAAAGCGTTTATGGGTTATGAAAAAGACTTAACCGGTAAAGCAACCTTAGCAGCAGAAGATATCAGATTTGCACGTACTGTAGAACGTATTCAGAAAATAGTAGTTTCCGAACTTACAAAAATAGCTTTAGTGCATTTATATACTCAAGGATATCAAGATCAATCCTTAGTTAACTTTGAATTATCATTAACTACTCCTTCAATTATATATGATCAGGAAAGAGTAGCGTTAATGAAAGAAAAAATAGATCTTGCATCGCAAATGATGGAAAATAGTCTATTCCCAACTGATTATATCTACGATAACCTATTCCACTTAAGTGAAAATCAATACGACGATATAAGAGATCAAATGGTTGAGGATAAGAAAAGAAAATTCCGATACAACCAAATTGAAAATGAAGGTAATGATCCTGCAGATTCAGGTCAAGCATACGGTACCCCGCATCAAATCGCAAGCCTTTACGGAGGTAACAGTAATAGAACTGCTGCATCAAATGTTCCGCTAGGATATGATGAAAAAAATCCTAATGAACCGGTTAAAGTACCAGGTCGTCCTCAAACAGTAACATCGTTTGTTAATAGAGCAGATGATCCACTAGGTAGAGATAGATTAGGAAGTTATGACTTGAAGAATAATCCTAATTCTGGAGAAGACGGGTATGGAAAAACTAAATACGCAGGAGGATCAGCACTCGCCTTAGAAAATAAACAAACTCTATCTATATATCATGCTAATAAAAATATCTTTAATATGCTGAGTCAGGATCGTAAGATTAAGCTATTCGAACAAAGCGATCTACTTGACGAAGATAATATTATTGATGATATCGAATAATATAGATATTTATTATTAGTATATACATTATGAATAGTAACGTAAAACATTCTAAGTTTAAAAATACAGGCATTCTGTTTGAATTACTTGTTAGACAAGTGACATCGGATATGATGTCTAATCAAGATTCTAAGGCTGTAAATATTATTAAAAAATACTTTAAAAATACAGAAATATCAAAAGAATATAGTTTATATAATACTGTAAATAATTCTCCAAAACTATCAGAAGGTAAGGCAGAATCTTTAATTAATGTAGTAATAGAGCAATCTAAAAAATTAGATCATAACAAATTAAATAAAGAAAAATTTAATTTAATTAAAGAAATTAGAAATAATTATGATGTAGATAATTTCTTTAAAGCTAAGATAGATAACTATAAAACCTTTGCTGCTTTATATAATTTACTTGAATCTCAATATAATAAAAAATTTACAGATACTAAGTTTTTAGTTACAAATAAGATAGTAATCTTAGAACACATAACTAAAGAATTAATGAGTGAATCTAAGATAGAGAAGAAGGCGGTGCAAGAATTCATGAAAGAGGATAAAGATGTTAGAATTTTAGCATACAAAATATTAGTAGAAAAATTTAATACTCAATATAGTGATCTTTCAGAAGATCAAAAAAGCGTATTAAAAGAATACATTAATAATATATCAGATACAAAACAGTTAAAAGAATTTTTAAATAGTAAATTTAGTACTATAAAAGAGGAAATTCAAGATTTAATACCTTTAATAGATGATAAAGTAATAACTATTAAGCTTAATGAAGTACTAAACTTTATTAAACCTATATCACCTAAACAAAATATTAAAGATGAAGATTTAGTTTCATTAATGAATTATTACGAACTTATTAAGGAAATTAAAGTTAATTTAAATGAATAGAGATAGGCTTAAGCAGGAAATTAAAAAGAAAGTATTAGAACTACTTAAAGTAGATGAAGAATCTGCAACAGGTGGTGAAGGATACTTAGGCAATACTGCTTTTAATCCAAATAAAAAAGCTAAA